CTCCTGGTGAACCAAATACACCTCTAGGGTCTGAGAATCCGAATACGTATCTCTCTCTAGCTTTGTATCTTACGTTGCCAGTGTCAAAGTCACCTTCCATAGTTGTTTTGATAGGTGCTCTAACGAAGTGTTTCAAACCATTAGGTACATCTGTTTTGATAAAGAATGCATCAGTATCAGTTAAGTAGTGATTAACTACATAACCTTGAGGAATCATCCCCATGTTTCTAACTGCATTGATATCATTATCAGCTGTTCCTACTCTACCTTCAGACTTCATCAGTCTTTCAGCAGTGAATTGAAGTGCAGGTGGAATAATTAATTTCATTCCTCTTGCTGCAATTTTCAATCCTCTTTCATCAGTCATTGCCGCGATATCGATCAAAGACTGCTCTAAAGAAGCCTCCGATAAATCAGCTGCAACAGCTAATGTGTTTGAGAATGAACCACTTAAAGTAGGGTGTGCTGCGTTGAATAACGCTACGCCATCACCACCAGCGTAAGTTGCATTGAAACCATTGTTTAATACAGCTGCGCCTTTTACTTGTTTAGTGTTTGCCATAGATCTTGCTAATGCTTTTGTATATCTAGACGCTAGTCTGTCATACAAGTTGTCCTCGATCGCTTCTTCAGTGATCGCGAAAGCAAGTGCTATTGTTTCGTTTGTGTAACGAGCTGTGAAAGTTTCTTGTGCATCATCGAATGTTACACCTTGACCTTCAGGTTTTACTGCCGCATTTGCAAAACCACTTAACATTACTTCTTCTTCAAAAGCTCTGTCAGATGATTCTGAATCAAATATTTCAGCTGCCTCGTTAGCATATTGTTTGTACTCAAGTCCAAATAGTGCATTTAGACCTGGCTCTAGTTCTTTAACTAGTTGTGCTCTTGATATTGCCATTGTTTATATACTCCTATTTAGATTAATTATCACCATTATAAAGATTAGATGCTCCTGAAATAATCACGATTTGATTAGATCCAGCTGCAGTGTTGTCTTTATTTTCTGGTGCGTTAGCAGATCTTACAAGCTTAACCATTTTAGTTGAAGCTGCACCACCTGCGATGTTTAGTTTTACTAATGATTGTCCTTCTGTAACAGTTGTACTGTCGCCAGCTTGGTCAGTGCAGTTATATCCTGCATCACCATACATAGCTTGAGTTACTGCTGCATCAGCTTTGATCACGTATTCCTGGAAAGGATTATCGATCACAAAACCTAGGCCGTCATTAGATCCTGTATTGTAGTCAACTGCGAAAGTTGTTCCTGCTACAAATGAGTTAGCAAATGTCGGTTTCTTTGTAGTTGTAGCTACGTAGAAAGCTCCATTAAATACACCTATTAAAGGTGCGTGGCCAGAGTTGTCGTAAGTTGTTCCGCCAGCTCCTGTATCACTTGTTGTTTGGAACGCTGCATCTTGAATAAAACCTTGGTCTCCTGATCCGTCTTGGATAGAAACTGGGTCATTTTTAAAAATGCCTTTTGCAGTACCACTTTTGATTTTGTACTCTGATTGACCTTGAGTAGCCGGAGTATTTCCAACTGCCATGGTACTTCTAAAGCCAAAACCTACTGTACTTGCGTTTGCCATTGTTTGTTTCCTTTATTGTTAATTTAATTGATAGTGTAAGAATTACTAAATAATTAGTTATTTCTTTGTACCACCAAAGGTTACACGAGCTTGACTATCATTAGTGATAGGCATGCTCTTATGTTGTTCCTTTAACAAATCGTTATTAACTGCATCGTCTCTATCTTTAGTTTGCTTTGCAAAATAAGCTTCTCGAGATTGCGCGATTTCTTCCGGTATCCTAGCCAACAATAGGCCTCCTACTCCAATGACTCCTGCGTATTTACCGTCTTTAGACGAAGGAAAGTTCTGTTCAGGATATTCATCTGCTCTCACAAATTCAAATCCTTCTCTTAATCTAGTAGCAACATTTCTGCTGTCATCTTGACCAAGTAATTCAGCTCTTATCCATCTATGCCTATAACCAGCTGGCGCGGGTGGTGCATCGAGTGTTGAGGGTGGAGTCCAAGTAGTTTTTTTTTGTTCTTTAACTCTAGTCTGACTCGCACGTGAAGTTTTTTGTTTATCGTTTTCCATATGCTTATACTCCTTCCGTGATGTTTAATTGTTTTGCATAATCTTCTAGTGGCACACCTAATCTTTTAGCAATTGCTACTTGTGATGGCGTGAGTCTCACAGTTTTTTTGCGACCTGTTGATGCTTGTCGTCTAGCCGAGGCTACATTTTGAGCAGGTTTTGCTCTTTCTGTAGTTGTATCCACTACCTTATCAAATTTATGCGGAAAGTCAATTCTTATTCTTTTATCAACTTCTTTATAATATTCTTCAGATTTAGGATCATATCCTTCTTCTTCTACAAGCTTTTTATGTATATCAAAAGCCGTATAAGTCATAGCTGAATCATTACCAAACCAACTCTTTCTAGCTGCCCCTTCTTCG